ACTGTACCAGTCATTGTATTAGACATAGAATTTCCCTTAATTTATTTAATTTGCCATAAGGCATAGGCGGTTTGTTTTGTATTTTTACTTATGGGTATTAATTAGAAGGAATTCACAATGAAGAGGTATCGAGGATAACGCTAAATGGGAACAACTTTAAACTTACTAACATAAATAGGTCTGTACTTCCAAACCAGTGACGCTATTAAGCCATAGAAAAATTCAGATAGCAAACTTTATTTTTTAGCTGTAAATCAGATTACGTGCACCTCTAAAAAACACAACCTCGTTATACTCACGAGCTTTTCTTAATAGATAAACCATGTAATATCAAAACCATTATTAATACAATATATTGTGTTTTGTAATTACGCAAGACTATAAATAGGGTATTTTTTAATTATTTTATCCATATCTAATTTTACATTATCAACCGATAAACACCCTTCAATAAATCCTTCCGCTGCCTGTAATCGCTTAGCCACTTCATTATGCGAAATACCGAGTTTTGAAGCCATTGAACGCAAAGGATAATTCTTCACATAGTACATAATAACCAATTGAAACAAGTAACTATTATTTATCTTTAAATGTAATACCGCTTTATTGATTTTTAAGCCATCATCATCTGAACATTGCTCTTGGCTTCGTCTTGAACTTGGAATCAACCCTTTAAAACCTGCGGCAATTGATGAGTAATCGATACTATTTCCCTCATTAGCTGACCACGCTCCCCAACGCGATAAAACTTCCTGCATATCTCTCATACTAATGCTCCCCGTGCCGTATACACGTTAAACCAATGCCCCTATTCCTAATGAACGATTTAGAAAAGAAAATAACAATTCGATTTGATTGCCATAAGTGGCTTCCCACAACTTGGGATCACGATGTAACTCATCATGATGTTGCCGACATAATGGAATAGTGAATAAGTCATGAGCTTTCGTTCCCATGCCTCCCATACCATGGCCGATGATATGATGTGGATCATCAGCTTGTTGTCCGCAAACACAACATGGCTGTGTTTTTACCCATTGAAGCCATTGGGTATTCTCCCAACGGCACATTTTAGGTTTAAGAAGAAATGAGGCTGGAGGTTCAGGATCGACAGTCACATTAATAACGGGTTTTATAGCATCTAAACGCGCATTCATTGCTGATAGTGCTGTCACTTCATTTGGAACAATATCAGCTTCAGGAAAACCGCCATGCACTCTACGATCTTTAGTTTTATCAGGCCAATTTAAGATACGGCGCAATATAGCATCAGGTAATTTATCAACCAGTTTATGCATCACGGCAAAAGCAAAAAAATCAGGTATCGTCAGCGAATGGCTATCATCTAATCTCAAACGACTACGAATAGTGTCTACCATCCAAGCAATACGATTTTTATGAGCCAATTCAGCAACCCACTCAGCTGATGAATGGCGAATATGATTATCATGGTACCAACAAGTCCGTATCACACCGTCTTTATGCCATGTGGTTGTTAATTCATGATGATGATAACTGTCATGCTTATCGTTAATCTGACAACAATGGATATTTCTGCCTATCCACATATTCATCGATGACAATCCTCCCATAGCTTGGAGAACTTTTTTATTATTCAAAAAATCAACAATGCCCTTGTTATCCAATAATGGCTGTTCATTTCCTGTTAATGCCCCAGAAGGCCATTTATCTAAACTTTTTGGTACATCGCTAATAATCACGCGCGAATGTGGTTTAAATTGCTTAAGCAACTCCGCTCCAGGCTTCAATAAAACAACGCCAAGGTCAGACTGAATATAGGGCGTTAAGAGTAGTTTCATTAAATCTCATCCTCAACTTTATATTCAGCCCATAACCCTGCAATCCACTTCACACCTTTAGTAGTAAACCTTGATTGTGCAAAAGCGTGGTTATTTTTTTGGTTCGTTCCCGTTTTTATCTCAAAGCGACCAAGATCGACATGAGTTTGATAAGGCGTAAACGTATTATTCAAGCGATACATAATTTTCTTATCAATTAAAAAACAACGAAAATCGGTTTCTTTCGCCTGCAGTAATTTACACACTTGTCGAAATGTCATAGAACCATGGGATAAAACATAATTATCAACAAACTGAGCCTTAGGTGTCGCAATCGCCAGTTCACTTTCCAATTTTTGTTTTTCTTCTGCTAAGTCTGCTGCTAATCGCAATGCTTCTGGTAATGTTTGAGGAATGACTGGCTGCATTTTTGATTCTAATTCCTGCCAGCGATCAACTATTTTTGCTGTGAACTGAGGTGACAATCGAGCTACCAACACCAGAGAGTCTCTTTTATTAAAACGATATTCAGTATATTGATTGCCGTTATGTTCAAAAGGGAACTCAGCCAATGGCTGGGTTAAAATTTGAGCAACAAAAAGCCTATCGGCAGAACGCTTAACATCGGAATGATTACTTCCCGTTAAACTGGCAATCTCTCGACTCGACATAGTTAATTCACGATTCATTATGGGTAATACTGAAACTTCCATTATTTTTTGCATCATGCTATTTCTCTCCACGTTTTACTCGTGACCGTACATCACGTGATTAAATGGGCAGATTATTCTCTCCTTCACAATATCCATTAACATCAACTCAGGCATAAGTACCCCATAACCCAATCAATAATGTCACTACAAACCAAAAACCAACGAACAAAATGTATTTAGTTAGCATTACTGAGTCTCCTGTAACATTTCTATCGCTTGCTTCCAAATGCTGTTCCATGCTTGGCGACCTGAAAACTCACTCATACGACGAATGCCTGTTTTACCTGCTAGCTCAAGTGCAATTTCTTCAATGCGGTTTTTAGGTTTAGACCGAGAGCCAATCAAGCGGGAAAAGGCACTATCACGTTCAACGGTGTCAACTTGAACCTTTAGCTCATCCTTTGGCTTTTGACTACGAACGAATAGTTCATCAAAGTGTTTACGTAACTTACGAGGACTTAAAATGTTTTGGTACCAGAATGAGTCTTTGTTGGCCCAATCGAACAAGGCACAAATTTGCTCATGGGTACGCCCATCGATTTGACGCATCAAACGAATATCGTTCGCCCAGTCATACCAAGTAGGCTCTAGCGCAGATGGATTTAGTTTTTTAACACGACCAAACATCCATTTCGCCGTTTTTAAATCACCTTCATCGCCCCATTTTTGGAAGTTAGCGCTGTAAATCACTGCTTCAGGATAACGAGTTAAAAAATCATTTTTCGGCTGGTCGCTGGATTCGTCAGAATTCTGCAACGAATGATCTGTTTCTGTTGTACTCTCTGAAGTAATCTCTGTTGTATTCTCTGTAAGATCAGGCCATTTTGACCTGTTCAGAACAGCGCATTTTGAACTGTTTGACGGTTTCAATTTGCGCTTATCGATAAGGTCATTTTGAACTATTCGATTAGATGAATTATCACTGTTCGATTGGGTCATATTGACCTCATCGGTTAGCAAGTGGTGATCGTAATTAATCGCATAATAATTAGTGCGGTCATGGTTCGATTTATTAATTTGCTCGATGCGTAAAACACCCTGCTTTTTCAAATTAGCAAAAGCGCGTTTAATCGTTGATTCAGAGAAAAAAGGAAATTGCTCCTTCCACTCCTCAACGGTGTTATAAATCCAGCGTGAGCCGTCATATTCAACACCTGAAGTAGTTTCAGTTAACCAATATTGAATTTGCTGTAACAGCATCGCCTCATTTAAACCAAGACGTACCGCTAACTCAGGAATAACGACTAAAGGGCGACTTTTTAGTAATAATAAACTCATCTTGCCACCTCATTACTTAATACCTGTGTACTTCTCTTTAAAACGCTGTACAGGTTCACACTGTGGGTCGTCACAACCATCAAGCATAAAAATAACGCGCTGTTTTTCTCTGTCATAACGAACAACAACACCTCGGTGATTTTTGTAGTAGCGATTAAGTTGGTTTGGGTTCTCATTGCTCATTGCCCCGCTCTCCACTTGAAAAATAAAAATCAGTCCACGCCTTTTTAAGAGCCTGCCTATCTACCAAACATGCAGGTTTCTTGTAGTTGTCTGGTTGTTTGTCAGAGACTATGATTTCTACATAGCGAAATGACTGACGACCTGAGACAGGTAAACACCGGAATTGCTTTTTAGGTACTAAATGCGCTAATCTACTCATGCTAATTTCTCTTCACACAATTGAAATTTGGCAAACCGAAGCCAGAGGCCGTACACCTTTGGCTTCACCCTTTCTGGATATAGCCATCTTTAATTTCTCTTTTGATGCAACGAAACAAACGCATTCATAAATGTGCGGATCTGCGAAATTAATCCATCCAGCATCATTTTTATTTTCTGCTCTTCTTCGTTATCAATAACGCCATCAGCTAAGCTGTCTTTCATCAATAACGCTAAACGCCCCTGCATTTCGTCAACATTGCTACGTAATGTGAATAGTTCTGTCTGATCTAAATCAGCAGGGCTAATTCTGTCCACGAGTAAACGGTTTGATTCACGAGCGACAAATTCAGCAAATAAAACGGTCTTAGAAATATCTTGCATCGCGAACAACTCGTTTAAATCAAATGAACGACAACCGTTTTTCTCATAAAGCTTGTTGTTGAATGATGTTAAAGACAGACCTAGTGCTCCAGCCATCGCCTCACGTCCACCAGCTGTCGCCTCACACATGTCTTTCACTACCTGTTTTATTGATTGACTATTCATTTCCTACCACCGTTGATAACTTCTTGTAGTTAAACTGTTTGAATGGTTTTGCTATGGTTTTGGTAAACCGTCAGTTTTATTTGGGTAAAGATCTGGTCGCAGTTGATCCCTTGGTATGCCTGTTGCCAGTTCAACAAATAAAACTTTATCTGAAGGAATTCGCTTATTTCTATTTAGCCAATTCCATACTTGCTGTTGCTTTACGGTCTTACCTGATATGTCTGTTATTAGCTTCGCTAGATGAGTCTGCCCACCTGACTTATCGATTGCCTTTTTTAAACCGCTCACACAATCGGTACTGGTTGTTTTATTCATAACACCCCCTGGTTGTTAAAACAACTTAATAATAAAACATAACAACCAAACTAACAACATAAAGATGTTGGATAAATAAACACTTAAAGTTGTAAAATACACTTAAAAATAAGCGGAGGTTGTTATGTCGATTGCAGAAAGACTGTTATCTGCCAGATTAAAAGCGGGTTTAAGTCAAGCGGAATTAGCGGATAAAGTAGGAGTTAGTCAGCAGTCTATTCAAAAAATTGAATCAGGCCAAACGGCATTTCCTCGCAAAATTGAAGATATTGCACATGCAGTCGGTGTCTCTGCTCACTGGTTACAGTTTGGAGCGCCAGACGAAAACGGTTCTAAAACAAACTTTGAAGTCAAAGAATGGGAAGATATTGGGTATCATAACAGTGATTTTATTGGTATTCCTGTGTTGGACATAGAGTTATCTGCGGGTTCTGGAGCTAATGCAGAATTAATTGAACTGGAAGAGTACACTTATCCTTTTCGCAGAGATGAGTTGAGAAAGCATAACGTTAGTGCAAATAATGCTCGTATAGTAAAAATCATTGGGAATAGTCTATACCCCGTATTAAATAGCGGTGATTTAGTAGCCGTGGATATTAGTAAGAGAGATATACGTGATGGTGATCTTTACGCAATACGTGATGGAGTTTTATTGAGGGTGAAAATATTAGTTTATCAGCCAGATGGCGGAATAATTATTAAAAGCTTTAATAAAGATGAGTACCCAGATGAGCAGCTCAGTAAAAACGAGATGGCTGCTCGAGTACATATTATTGGAAGGGTTTTTTGGTCATCGAGAAGCTGGTAGTGATTTAATTAACAGCTCTTCTGTTATTATTTTTACATTAGATCTTCCATTATCACGATCAAGGATAGCTTTTTCTATTTTTCTGCCGTAACTTGAAAACCTCCAATCTCGAGAAGACATAGCTCCAATTACAAGAAAATGAGTATTATGTGTCACTCTATCAACAATTGAGCCACCAGCACTGTTAATTCTTTCAGCTATAGTAGCTCTTTTCCCTGATATAAAACTACCTGTTAAACAGAAAGATGAATTTTTGACCTCCACTACATCTAATTGGTCACAAGGTAATATAGAGGACATACCGTCCACAACACCGTATTCAAGATCTGTACCAGAAAAGTCAACTAAAGCTTGATATAAAAGTTGGCTTTCGTCTTTATTGATCACCCCATCTTTTTTTATTTTCTTAATGAGTTCATAAAGATATTTCCCAGGATAATTTTTTTTTAACTGACCATTCTTAGATAACCACCAATCGAGATAATTTATCTCATCAACTTCGAGTTTTTTATCTGCAACTATCCCTTTGCAAAGCCCGATTAACAAATTTACATCTGATTCTTTTGAATACAAGTCAACACTGGGCATATCCATGATTGACTGTTGTACATTTTTTAAGGTTTGAACTAGATCTAATCTTTCTTCTTTGGTTATAATCCCGTCATCTAAAATTCGAGTAATTCTGTCCTTAAGTAGTTGAATAAATGGGTTATCAGATATTTGATGTGACTCATTAAGCCATGTAGTTACATATAAAATTTCCGTATCAGATAGCTCCCCGTCGGAAAGAATACCATCAATGATTGATATTAAATTAGCGAATAACTTGTCACGATTTCTTTTGTAGTTAAATGCAGGGTTAGCGTTCATATATCCTCCTTTGAGCTTATAGTTAAATTTTATTTAAAACAAATCAAACAACATAAAGTTGTTGACTTTTTCATTTTTACAATTATCATAACAACCAAAAGGTGTTTTAAATAAAGCATTAATTACAACTTAGGTGAATCAAATGACAACAGAACCCGTAATCATTGCGCCAGATGGTTTCACTAACGAAGATATCGCAAAGTGGATGAGGGGCAAGTTGCAGTGCATAGATTATCTCCCTGTTTTACACGGTAAGCGAGAAAGACTAATGAGCGATGTAAAAAAGCTAGATGCCGAAATAGCAGAGTACATCAGTAAAAGCGCTATTCAGATACAAAGTAAATGATTTTTATGTGTGAAGAGAACGTGTGAAGAGAAACAATGGCT